ATACTTGTTTTTAGTTTATCACCACTAGACCCTAAACCGAAAAATGAACCAATCTTACTGAACATAGATGGTTTTTTATCTTGTTTTGTTTTAACTGCTGGTGTAGCTTTTGGTTTAGTTGTTGGTTTAGTTGTTGGTGTAACTATTGGTGGAGTTTTTGGTGGAGTTTTTGGTGTAGTTTTTGGTGTAGACACACTTTTAGAGCCTTTTAATTCATCTCCGCCACCATTAATTCCTTTATTGACCCATTCAGGAAATGCATCAACTTTCATTCCAAGTAACCATTGTGCTAATCCTGTTGCTAAAGAATCTCCAGCTAAGTAACCCAAAGTACCCCCAGATATAGAACCAATAAAAGTTCCGACAGGGCCACCAGTCAAAGTTCCTAAAGTAGCACCAGCTGTAGCACCAAGTACACTAGCTCCAAAACCACCTAATACGCCTGCAACACCAGATACTTTTTCTTTTAAAGACCCTTCTCCTGAGAGTATACTATAAAGGTCTGTTAGGCCCAGAAGATGTGATATGCCTGGAACTTTTGCAAATTTCATTATTTTTGGAAATTTGGACAAAGTTTTCGCCAGTCCACTATCTTTTGCTTTACCTGTCATCTTTCCTATGATGCCGGGTTTTTGTGGAACTTTACTAGCACCACCAGATTTCATAGCTTCTGCATGAGCTAAATTTTTAGGAAGTTTTGGGCCTTGAGAACCAGTAGGAACAGATGCTCCACCTCCTCTGGGGCCCCCCAATCCTGTTCCACCTCTACCGCCAACTCCTACCCCTCCAGTAAATCGAGCAGCTGACTTACTGAATAACCAAACAGCTGCATTAAACATAGCAATAGGGGCAATTAATGAAGCGACTACTCCAGCTAATGCAGTACCTCCTATAATCTTATCAAATAAAGAAGAGTTTTCTCCAAACAAACCTCCTTGAAGTTTTTCTTTATACTCTGTCTCACTACCTTCTTTTAGTTCCCTTTTACCAAAAATTAAGTCTCTTATTCCTGTTATAATAGGTTCGATAATATCCCACATCACACCGATTACTTTGAGTGTTCCCTCAACAATATCTCCAATTGTTTTAAATGTTTCTTCCCAATCTACAGCCATTAACCAGTCACCTATAGCAAAAAGTGCATCTTTTAATTTTGGTAAAACAGTTTTCCATGGCACAAAAATTAAAGAGATACCTAGCAATATTTTCCACCAACTACTAACTTTTCTAGCAATTGCTTTTCCCGCATCCGCAGCTATTTTTTGGGATTTTGACATTTTAACGACACCCTGCATCGCAACAAGCATCTTTTGGTCATTCTTGGTTTTTATTTTAATGGCCCTTCTACCTTCTGATATATCTTCAGCCTTTTTTGAGAAAAGGCCAGACATTATCTTCTTCATACCATTAAAACCTTTATTCAGATTACCACCAACACCAGTGGTAATCTTACTAGCAAGATCGGTATTATTTTTCTCTTGAACTTGGTCTTTTTGGTCTTTATTCTGTGCCATTAATCTTAACCTTTGTTTTGTTGTTGTTTAATTCTTGCATTTTCCTCTGTAACATGATTGACTAATAAAGCAATATATACTTCCCTCTCCCATGGCAACATATTCTCTAATTCTGTAAGAGAATAATTGTGATGTTGCATCATAGAAAAATTCGCACTAATCATATTAGATAAAGATTCGCCACAGAGGCTTAGTCGAAAAAAGATTGTAGCCCCTCCAAGACTAGTGATTCTTTATATCCACATACAACCTTCTTTTTATTTTTTCCACTTTTATTATTAGAACATTCTAATTCTATTTCATGTTGTAACTTTGGCATAGTTTCAAAGAATTTAGATAAACTTTTAAATTGTATATCAGATAAGGATTCTAAAAAATCAACCATTTCTTGTTCTGTATGATCTTTAGAAGCATACATTTTTTCATTATCATAAATATAATCAATACATAATCTTATTGTCATAAATAATTGTTCAACTTGATTTGTTTCAGTTGACTCTTCCATTTTTGTTTGTATAATCATATTCGGATATTTCATCATAACACCAAGCTCTTCAGTTAATTGAATTTTTTGTTCATGATTATCATTTTTATTAATCTTAACTTCTTCGATATTAAATGATAATGGTATAGTTCCTTCACACTTAGGACATTTATAATTCAATTCAATTTTTTCACCTTTGGCTCTTGCTCTCAACCATAGAAATATATATTCAATATCAAAGATAGGTAGTTCATCTATATCAATTTCACCAAATACACAATTCTTTATAACATTCTTTGTTGCTGTCATTATTTGTTTTGTATCTTCACTTTCCATAGCAATAAGAAGTATTTTTTCTTCTTTAACAAGAAAAGGCCTATACTTTATTTCTTCACCTGTCGAGGGCAATTTCAAACTATACTCTGGTACTGCAATCTTTGGTAATCCCATTTCATTAACTCCTTAATATAAAATGATATTGTTATTAATTATTCAAATGATTTACTTATCTACCACCAGTTCTCAGGATTATCCTCTGGAGGTTTGGGAGCTGGTATTTCTTTTTTTATAACTTCTTCTGGTGTAACCTTTATAACTTTTGGCACGACAGGAATACTAGGTGAAGGTATTATTTTTTCATCAATACCTTTAGATTCTGCAAATTCCTGTGTATAATATCTATAAGTCATGGAAACCGATACAGTCATAACAGTATCAGTAGTACCATAATCTAAACCTATTGCCTCTATACTTTTAGGATAGGCATCATGTAATGTTGTAGTTAAAACTGTTTCTTGCTGTTTATCTAAATTTTTAATTTTTACCGTTCCTATATAAGTGTCATAAAAACCTACATGATTATCTTCTGGACGAATCATAAGTTCCATCCATTTTTGAAATATTTTTAGTTCTTCCATGTTTGAATTGACATAAAAACCTAAAGTAATATCTTCATATAATTTTTGATAGGCTATACCTCTATATGATTTATCTCTATCTACTGTAGCAATTGATAAGCCTGGAATACTAGCTTGAAAACAACTAAAATTTAGTCTTTCTACTAAACTATTTCCTTTAGGTGTTACTTCTACTTCAAATAAATTCGGTCTTGCAAATGATGTCATTTGACTTTTAAAATCATATATACTTTTGGTTTTTTCTGGATATTTTCCAATATACTTGTGGATAGCCATTGCCCGTACTCCCTTTATAAATACTATTGACCGTATAATGTATTTATAAGAGTTTTATGAAAAAATACCCTAAAGTTGGAAAATATAAGGTACGAAATAAAGAGAAATATGTGGGTAAACTCCATGAATGTGAACATAGATCACGTTGGGAGCTCATCTATATGAAGTATTTAGATAGTAATTCTAACGTCATGGAGTGGGGCTCTGAGACTGTCATTGTACCATACTATAATCCAGTGGAGAAACGTACCAGACGGTATTTTGTGGATTTTTATGTTAAAGTAATGACAAGAACGGGTATGATTAAAAAGTACATGATAGAGATAAAACCTTATAACCAGTGTTTTCCTCCAAAGAAACCTCAAAGACAAACAGCTGCCTATAAGAATAAGATTAACACCTATGTAGTAAACCAATCCAAATGGAAAGCTGCACAGAAATATGCAGATAAACGTGGATGGGAATTTGTAGTTATTACAGAAAAAGAGTTAGGAATTAAGTAAATCTCTTATAAATACATACAATGGCTACTAAATCAAAATTGAATACAATAGAGGGAGATAGAGCTTCTGTAATACTATCAGGAAATATGTATTATTTCAAGTATGAGGCTGAGCCGACCAATATATATTATGATAGGTTTCCACTTGTTTTTGTTGTTAAGAAACGTGGAAGGTTATTTGAAGGTATTAATTTTCACTATATGTACAAGGAACATAGAGTACAATTATTTGAAGATATTAAACCTTTTTTGGATGAGGATGAAATATCAGAAGATACTAGGTTAAGAGTCAAATCATTTAGACAAATAATAATGAGAGCAAGAAAGTATCGTTTTGCCAAAGCAATCTATCATAGGTATAGAATGGAAAATATAAGATCAAAAATAATTAAAATATCACCTCTTAACTGGAATGATGTTATTGTGGAGGATGCAGAAAAGTTTATAACGGGTACTGGTGGTAAGAAAAGGAGTGCGAAGGTTTTTAGGGAAACTCTATTAAAGACTAGGAGAAAAGTATAATGGCACGAGCAACTTTTAATGAACCTTATGATGAGGGCAAAACATTAATATTCCCTCAAGATATGGACAGACAGTTTTTTCCAGAAGCTATTAAGTTTAGTATCTATAAAAGAGATGGTGCGTCTTATTCTGCATTTAAGGGCAAAGTAAAAAGTACTTTTGAGGATATGAAGAAAATCACTAATCCTGTTCCTGATGAGGAGGCGGAACAATCAAATGAAGCAAAAGTGGCTGGTGCGGCGGCAAAGTTGGGAGAAAGGGTTAAAGAGTTGTTTTTAGATGATAAAAAAGGTAGCCTTCTACATGATGCTATGAGTATGAGACAAGGAACTGGAACGTATGGTGCTGGGCCTAATGGTAAATATAAACCAAGCGAAGAAAGAGTTGCTAAATTTGGCGAACTTGCTAAAATAAAACCTGACGAACACACATCTGAACAACATAAACAAAGTATTTATTTAAATATGCCAGAAAGTGTTGCGTTTAGTGAAGGAGTACAATGGCAGGGAAGTGATTTAGGTGTTATAGGAGCTGCGTTAAATGGAGGTCTTAGTGGTGCTATAGAAAATGGTTTACTTTCTGGAGTAGGTGCAACTTTAGGTGGCGGTGCTGGTGCTTTGGCTAACATGATACCTGGCGTTAGTGGTATTGCAGCTCCAATAATAGGTGCAGCACTTGGTTCTGGTGGTCTACAATCTGGTATTGAAAGTACATTTGGTGTTAAAGCTAATCCATATAAAGAACAAACATTTCAGGGAGTTGATTTTCGTTCATTTGATTTTACTTTTACATTAAGAGCTCTTAATGATAGTGATGTAACGATGATACGAGATATTATTAGTGCATTTAGGGCTCATTCAAAACCAAATTTTGAAGGTGACAAGGGCCAATCTGGCGTGTTTGAATATCCAATGGAATTTAGAATTGAATTTTTAACTATTGATAATACTAATTCTTATGTGACTAATAAATACCTTCCAGAGATAAAATATTGTGTTTGTACTGGTGTTAATACAAATTTTGCACAACAGGGTTGGAATTCATTTGAAGGTGGTGCTCCAGTTGATGTATCACTACAATTAACATTTCAAGAAACAGAAATTATTACCTCAGACGATGTTAGGGGTAAAACAACTGTTGGTAAATTTAAAGAATCAGGGAGAAAGTTCTAATGGCATACTTTGAATACTTTCCATCTATAGGTTATGATGTTCGTGGTGATAAGAATAATTCACGAATTCAATTAATAACCAATGTCCTTATAAGGATACGAAAGAAGCTGAATGTTATTAATTCTGCTTTTTTTGAACAATATTTTATTAATGATGGAGATAGAGCAGATATACTTGCACACAAGTTCTATGGTGATTCTACTTTACATTGGGTTGTTATGTATGCAAACTACATGACAAATCCATATTATGATTGGCCACTAACATATTATGATTTAAGAAAATATATTACTAAGAAATATTCTAATGTGAATGATATACACCACTATGAAGATGAGGATGGTAATATAGTAGATTCTGTCAATCAGACAGGTGCAAATCCAGAATTACAAAGTGCAGTGGCTGGTGCTAAACCTATTACTAATTTTACTTATGAAGAACTATTGAATGATGAAAAAAGAACAATCAATATTATAAGGTCAGAATATATACCACAAATCTTAAAAGAATTCAAGCAATCTATATAAGAATAATATTATGTCAAAACAAGTTAATGCAGCTGATGTTACTGTAAAACAATTAGAGATTCGTGGTGCTAGTGGTAGGTATGACTTATATCCTCATATGCAAGAGTTAAGCATATATGAGGATATTTTTCGCCCAGCTTTAACTGCAAAAATAGTTCTATCAGATTCACATAATGTACCATACAAATTACCTATTGTTGGTGAGGAAACTGTTGATATTGATATAGCTCTTACTGGATTTGGTGATGGTCATGAATCTGAAACATATAGTATTAAACCTCCTCCACTTCATGTCAACTCATTAAATGCAAGGGGTTTAATAGACCCTAGACAAACAAAAGCACAAAGGTATACATTAGATTTAATATCAGAAACATATATGAGTAGCCTTCACTCTAAGGTATCAAAATCTTATAATAATAAAAAGATTAGTTATATGGTTTCAGATATTTATCACAAGTATCTTAGTGATGATACAACTGGATTATTTTCAGAACCTACTGAGAGAACTGAAAGTGTTATTATACCAAACTTAAGTCCTCTTAAAGCTATTGAATGGTTATCCAAACGAGCAATACCTAATGAATCTAATGGTATCAATTATGTTTATTTTGAAACAGTGAGAGGTTCATTTTTTATGAGTCTAAATACATTAGTGGATAAACCTGCTATATTTACTTTTGTCCAGAGAGTAAGAATAGATGATTCTACAGGAGTAGAAAACGCAGCAAAGGGAATTATAAAAATTAAAGATTTTAAATTCATAAAGCAATTTGATAAAAAAGAAAATACTCAAAGAGGTGTGTATGCATCTAAACTCATTACACATGATATTGTTAGAAAAAAAATAGTTCAACATGAATATGGTGGATTTAATAGTTGGTTTTCTCTTAATCATTGTGGGCAATTTCCTCCACTATCAAATTCAGATGTTGAGATTCGCTCATCACAAGTAGCAAGAACTACCTATGCACCCCCTTCTGATAATAATGGATATCCAACAACTACTGAACGAAACTTAAGTAGTATGATTGATAGTAGGGTAGAGTTTTATCCTAAGCATGATAATATGTATTCTATGAATGGTGTTGATAACTATGATAATAATGTAGAAAATTGGAAATTAAAAAGAAATGGACATATGGGTATATATGATGGAATAAATATTCTTTTAGAAGTAAGTGGTAACTCTGCTCTGCGTGTTGGAATGACAGCTAATGTATATCTACCATCACCAGAAAGTACTGACAAGGATAAAAAATCTGATGCAGTTGATGATAAGTTTCTTTCTGGAAAATACATGGTTACTGCTATTCAACATATTTTCACAAGAATAGAGGAAAAGATAGCATATAATATGAAAGTGGAAGTAAGTAAAGATGGTCTGGAAGAGCACGTTCCGATAAGATTATCAAGAAAGGAAGATTAATTATGTTTGGTGAATTTGTTTGGTGGCAAGGTGTTGTAGAGGATAGAATAGACCCATTGATGTTGGGTAGATGTCGAGTACGCATACTTGGATATCATACTGATAATAAAGTTGAAGGTGTTGGTATACCTACAAACCATTTGCCTTGGGCAACTCCAAGTCAACCAATAACATCTGCAGCTATGAATGGTATTGGTACTACACCTATGGGCCCAGTAGAGGGTACATGGGTATTTGGTTTTTTTCGTGACGGCGAGAACGCACAAGAACCTGTAATGATGTCAACCTTTGGTGGTATACCAGAGAAAGGTGCAGATACTAAACTTGGATTTAATGACCCTTCTGGTAAATATCCAAGAGCAGGTGATTTAAATATACCAGATACACATAGATTAGCTACTGGTGATGGCCATCCTGTTGTTGGTACTGAAAATGGTGAAGATGCAGAATCATTAAGATATAAAAGAAAATCAAGACACAAAAGAGTACCTACTGCTCTAGCGGGAGATATGTCAACATCTATACCTCATACAGATGATTCTGCACTTTATGAGACTACACTATGGAATGAACCAAATCCTAGATATGGTGGAACGGAGATTAGTGATACAAAATATTTAGATTCTATAAAAATGTCCTCAGTGTATCCATTCAATCATGTTCGGATGAGTGAGTCTGGTCATGTTGAGGAGTGGGATGATACAGAAGATGCAGAAAGATTACATAGATATCATAGAAAAGGTACATTTGAAGAAATACAGCCTGATGGTACTAGGGTAGTTAAAGTAGTTGCTAACGATTATGAAATAGTTATTGGTAATAAAGATGTCCTCATTAGTGGTGCGTGTAATGTAACTATTGAGGGGGATTGTCGTATGTTATATCAAGGCAGTCTGGTACAGGAAGTTTATGGTGATTATCATTTGAATGTACATGGAGATAAGAGAACTAAAATAACTGGTAATGAAGTAACAGAAGTTCTAGCTGATAGAAAAACAGTAGTGAATGGAAATGATGATTTATATATTGCATTTGATCAAATCCTAAATATTGGTGATGATAGAACTATAAATATAGGTAGTGCTGGTAAAAAACAAGATGGTGTTACTGATAAGACAGGTAATTGTTCAGAAACCATTACTGGTACTTTAACAGAGATAACACATGGAACAATGTTTACTATGGTAAATAAAAATACTACAATGGTTACATCTGGAAATATTGACATAACATCTATTGGTGACATGGGATTATCTACTAATGCTAATTTTAACCATACTGTAAATAGCAACTCAACACATCAAATATCTGGAAGTTCTACAATAAATGTTAGTGGAAACTCATCAATAAATGTTGGTGGTACATTCCAGAAAAAACTCAATGGTGCTGCATTTGAACACTATGCTAGTACATTGGATGAACGACATGATAGTGTCTATAAAGTATATACAGGTAGTGATGTCCATAGTTATAGAGAGGGTGGTACTGATTACGCTAACCTTGTTCAAAGAGGTTCATCAGAAGCAGCTCAACAAGCACAAGGAGTATAGTAAATGGCCTTTGAATTACCAGAATTTGAAATACCAAAAACTTGTGGAGTAGATTTAAATTTAAATAATCTCAAGGGTGAACTACAAGCAAGAGCACAGGCCATGTTAAATATTGATTTAGGTACACCTGCTGGACTTCAAGCAATGGCTGATAATATAGAAGGTGAACTTAATATACTTAAAGATAAGGTATCTGCATCTTTACCAGAAGTACCAGAAGAAATAAAATCATTAAGAGGCGACCTTGCTGATTTAGCTACTACTACAAAAGGAAGTCTTGCTTATATAGAAAAAACAGCTGCACTTGCACTTAATTATGCTGGTATAAAAAATTTAAGAGGGTTTACTAATATAAACATAACTGATTTAGCCGAGTCAGTATTTTCTGTTACTGGTACGTTTGATCCATGTAGCATGACTATACCAAATATTTCATTAGACCCTTCTGGTGCTTTGAAGAAGTTACCTGTACAACCATTATTAGGAAAATTAGAAACGGCGAAGGATACAAAGCAAATACAAAAAGTTACTAATAGTGTTAAGGAAGCCTTTAAAGATAATGCAGAGGTTTTAATGTCTGACCCTCCAATTACCAAACTGAAAAAGATACAAGAAAATGTTTCACCAGCACCAGTATCAACCATTCCTGAAACTATTGAATTAACTCCGGCTGGTCAGGATTATAGTCTATCAGACCCCGATCGCTGGGATAAGCGTATCGAAAAGGGGATTGATACAGATAAACTTATTGATGTAACTATAGAAGGTGGATTAAAAACAACATTTTTAGGAGTGCAAACAGGAACAAAGGCATGGAATGGTCAAGTTCCAGCAGAGTGGATGTCTTGGCCTCCTGAAGATATGAATAAATTTATTAGGGATATGGATACAGCTAATGATCGGGGTCTGCTTACTGCTGATATGTATCTTCGTGCTATTGCATTGGGTAAAATTAATGCCGAAAAGTTGAGACTATGGAATTTAGAGAGAGTCGCAAAATATAGAGCTGAACATCCAGAGTTTGATGATCCATCAAGTCCAAACTATTATATGTATAAAGGCGTTTTATTAAAAGAAGGGCCAAATAAATGGAATGAAAAACCAGATTGGATAAGGGCTTGAGTTTAAACAAAGGAGGACATAACATGAGTAACTGGTCAAGTGACTCACAAGCACATACACAGATTTGCATACTTGAATCACAGATAGAGGTTAAGAGGAGTAGAGTGCTTACCCTTGAAGCAGAGAATCTTGTACTTAAGAAGGAAGTTGAAAGACTACAGGCACTTATAAATAAATTAGTGGAGATAGAAACAAAATGAAACAACTCATTATATCAATTGCATTATTTTTTACAATGACTACAACAGCAATAGCTACAGAACTACTAATGTTCTCTATGGCATCATGTGGTTATTGTCAAGCATTCTTAAAAGAAGTTGCACCAACATATGCAGAATCAGAGGCTGCAAAATTACTACCACTAAGAATCATTAGTATGGATAGAGCATCTGCACCAAAATGGTATGATAAAGCATATAATGCACGAAAAATTGATGGTATTGCTGGAACACCAACATTTATAGTATTTGACAATGGTGAAGAAAAAGCAAGATTAATCGGTTATCAGGGTATGCAAAGATTTTATGAAGATATAGATAACTTTATAGACAGCAATAGGGGTCATCTTGAGCGAACTGCTGGTCAAAATCCAATACCATTTGAATCAGATACAGAGTTGGACTATAAACAGGCTTTAATACAAGAGGATAAAAAAGTAAATAGAAGTGTACCGAGACAACAATCACCATTAGTACCTTTTATTGTACCAGATTTGTCTACACCACATAACAAGAGTGAGGGTTCTCATCATAAACAGAAAAAACTCCCAAATGGTGTAATTAATAGTAGAGATATAATGGATCATATCTACAAAACAGAGACAGAAGCAGAGATTGCAGCTATGTGGTTAGGTTGTTTTGGCACACATACACATGATTTACCAGATAAAGGTTTAATTTATATGCCTTGTGAGATGTAGAGATATTATAAATACAGGTAAGGAAGAAATACTGGAAACTAAAGAAAAAGGCATAGGCCTGGTGAATGGCCCCTAGCCCACGAAGCTCTCATTACTCTTGTGAGAACATATTTTTTTACAATAGTTTTGAGTAGGTTGTGCATCCACACAACCCGCAGTTACGCACCCTATGGCTGCATGAGAGTTGCCCGTATTCGGAGGTAGCATGACAGATTTAGTTATTGCATTATGGTGGATTTATGGAGGGGTAGTGATTTATCTTTCACATTCTAAATAAGGAAACCAAATGAGCACCATAAATAAAGTAATATGGTCGCTGGTCGCTATATTATTTTTGACTATGATGTTCATGCAAAATAAACCTGTCTGGTATAAAGCAGGTGATTTCTTGAATCATAATGCAACATTGAAAGCAGGAGAAAAGAAATGAGATGGGTGACACTGTTAATATTTCTGGTATTTACATTTATCGGATTGATACATATAGCAGATACCTATAATGATACAGCAAATTTACATAGAGTATTAGAAGGTTTAAAACACCTATATATCAAGGCTGTAACAGGGAGTTTTTGGTAAACCTTTTCCTTGTATATCAGGATATAATGTGGTATAATGGTTGTATAATGAAAGGATAATATTATGCTTGATGATGCAACAGCTAGTGTTTTAGATGAAATAGAAAAATCAGATTTATCAGTCAATAACTCACTATATAAGACTGTAGGTACACCACACTATTTTGCTAGTGTAGTAGATACCAACCAGAATTATATAGCTACAGCTGTTGATGGTGTTGGTAGTAAGATAAAACACCTGTTAGCTAGACAGATGTATAGTGAAATTGGTAAAGAT